CTAACCATTCTACTGATTCTAATTCTGATAACGAGAAGTAGCCTAATTCGTTATCGAATCCTTGAACATAACCGAAGAATGTGTCTTCACCATCAAATTCTGTTGCGAACCATCTCCAATTGCTTGCGATGGAAAAAAATTTGACTTGTGCAACTGCATCCCAGCCTTGTCCGTCTGTTTCACCTAATTTAGGTAAATTGTCTCGAATTTCTTTTGTTAATAACTTCATTATTTATCTCCCTTTTTTGTTATCAAGTTTTGACCTAGCAATATTTCTGTTGCTCTGCCATAACTACCTTGTAGTTTCCAAGCCAAGCCTGTATCTAAAAGGTGTTGAAATAACTCGATGATTTCTTCTTTTGTTGCATTGCCAGCCTCATATTCGATAAGGCTAGTTGTTAAATCGAATTTCTTTTCTGTCTTCATTCGGTTCTCCCTTCCGATATTTCTATTGTACTAAACTAAGGTTTAGTTTGCAACCTTCTTGATGAGTTTCACCAACAATCGGACAACCACAAGATTTAACTTTGTGATATCCCAATTCATGTTCCACTCTGTAAGTAACAACATTTGTTGCAACACCAATCAATTCATTTGCTAATTGACCTAACTCTCCTTCTTCAGAAAAGTCATAGTTAGGTGTTTCTCTTTCCAGTTCTGTTTCAATCAGACGAAGCAAATGTCTGATGTAAGTGAAATCTTTTTTGATTTGTGTTTTGGTTATGTAGTGTGTCATTTATTTCCTCCCTGTTGCTTTTTTCCAGTTTTTTCTAGCACATTTGCCACAAACTTTATGTTTTGTGAATGCGACAAGTAAATCGTTTTCTTTACCACATTGTTTACATTTGCTGTCCATGATTCTCCTTTACGCTACTTCTTTGCCGAAGTAATGGGAAGACCAACTAGAAGTTCCCCAATGAACCGTTGCTGGTTCTTTATGACTGTCAATCAATTTCTGTAACCATGAATTGCACCAAGCAACCAAGTCTTGTCTTGGATATCTTTCGGTGACATCAAAAGTCACAACAAATTCGATTTCGTGATATGTTGGAAACACGCTTGTTGTGCTTTCGAATGGTGCTTTGTTAGCCCATGTTGCTACTTTTTTCTTTAAGTTTTCTAATTCTTTATTGCCCCATCTTTCAGCAAATGAGAATTGTATTTTTACGCTTTCGAATTTCTTTTCTGTCATGTTCTCCCTTTCTCTTACACTTTTATTTTACTACACCCCTGTTTAGTAGTCAAGCATCTGGTTACAATGAAATCTACGACTTACTTCCCTGCCTTTGGTACATGTAAGTTATAGCAAAAAGCCTTCAGGAAACTGGGGGCTTTTTCAATTGACACACCTACCCCCTACCTTGGTACTAAACTAGGGTATAGTATAATTGAAGTAGAAAGGGGAAAGATGATAGAGCAGATTCACAATCATAGAAACTCAGAAATCACCTATCGTGGCATCTGGTTTGATGACATCGGCTTCGAACTATTCTCTGAAAAGTTTCAAAAGTCTAAACAAGAAAATCCATGCACAGTTTGTGGCAAAAAAACAAACAACTCTTTAGGTGTTCTTGTTGGTCGTGGAGGAGCAACCATTGTTCATCCAGAAGATATTGAAAAAGCAGAAGATGGTGGATACATGGGCTGGTTCGCTGTCGGTAATGAATGTATCAAAAAAGTTCCAAAAGAATTTTGGGTTACTGGACAAACTAACTAGGGTTTAGTACCATCAAAGTATTAAGTAACAACACTTAATAAAAGGGAGGCGAAATGAACACACTAACAGAAGAACAACAAAAGCAATTCGAAAAACTAAAAGATTATGTATCACCATTCAAACTAGACAGAATCGGTGAAACAAGAATTATCTACACAGAACCATTAAGAGAAGCAATACAAGTTTCACAAACACTTGGATTCAATCAAGATGGAACAAACATTCCACTACATAGTCTTGACATATCCAAAGCACATGTTGCAACGCTGATTGTAGAAGACCACAAACAATTCAAACAAATTGCAGGTGAAGATATCGAATCACCTAAACATCACAGAGTGTTATTGCAATTAAATCAATTTAGGTCAGAAGAACCAATCGAGGCATATTTTGACATATTGGACAGCATGTGGTCAGCGTTACCTTTAGCATCAGAATATGTTAAAACCTTGCAACAACTACATGCAAACAAGCAACAAATCTTAACCAAACTTTATGAAACAAAAAATGGTTCAGATTATCAATTCTCGTACAAAACAAGAAAATGGGCTAAACAGAAAAACTAAATATTTCTTTTCTTAGCCTCTAACTTGTAAGCACCAGAAAACTTTGACATCGTAGTATTGTAGGAAACTTCTTGAAGATAATCGTCTTCATCCGTTGACGACCTACTCGATAACACAAACTTTTCACGCTTAAAAGGCATATACCAAACAAAAGGTTCACCTCGTTTAATCAAAACCTCAGACTCTGAACCATCAAACAAAACCTGTTGATTCAAACTGTAATTAAATTCTGTATGTGTAATTCCCGGTAAAACTGACCAAGACTTATTGAAATGGTAAAACATTGGCATCTGATACAAGGACACACCTTTAGGTGTCTTAGCGAACCATGGAGAGATAGCCTTAAAAATCATAGACTTTGTGGAATCGAAACCTTCAATATAATTCAACATTTGTGGACCACCATGAAAATCCCATTGAAAGGCTTCATTAGAAACTTGCCACTCGAACAAGTTATCTTTTTTCCTTCTTAGAATCGTGTCACACCACATGGGTAAAACGAAACCTGTTGAAAAAATATCAGCAAAAGATGGACACATTTTGACAGTCTTTTCACCAATATTGTTTTTGAATGGAACATCTTTCCACCAAGAAGGTATAAAGTTTTTTGCAGGCTGGGGGCGACATTCCTCAATATCGTTCAACCATTTATGTTTAGGTGAAGTGAAAAACTCTACCTCGTAAGAATCTTTCTTAAACAACATTCTTCTTAATTTCTTTCAAAACTATGTCTTTCATTCTGCTTCTCTTAAATCTTTGATACCTATTAGATAATGGCACTTTAGGATTCCAAGTAGCCGAATCGGACACAACTCTTTGAATCTTAACTAATTCCTCTGTCATTTGATACCTGACAAGTTTCACCTGTTTATCTGTTTTGAAACTTAAATAAGCCATCGTCTCATCTTCATCCAAACTGAAATAGTTTTGATTAGCCCACAAATTAAATTCAATGTTGATAGGTCGATACCATTTAGCGATATCGAATCTACCCGGGACAACTGCACCATATTGAAGATGTTGTGCTTTCTCAAAATATGGGGCTGTCAATTCAACCTCCAAACTATCTTCTTCACAAAACAAGGCAAATGATTGCATAATGATTAGCAAAACATTATCTTTGATTGTTGGCTGATGGTCAATAAATCCAGCAATGCCCTGCTTTGAAACAATCTCCACATTGCCATCTTTAATCTGGTATTCACTTCTTAAAGTATTCTTCCAAGCAAAAGTATTCTTCAAAAGATTCTTAACTGCTGGACATCCAATGAAACTCATCTTCTCTTTAGAATAGTTTTCTTTAACTTGGTCAAATACTTGTAAAGGTTCATAACTTAAAATGTCCCAATTCGCTTCAGGATGCCTCAAATTAACTGGGGAATAGTAAACAATAATCTCATCTTGTTTCATTGATAATCTTTTTTCTGCCAAAACATGTTCCTGTAACCATTCCAATACTTCTTACGAATAGTCATCTCCCTTTTCAAAACCTCTTCCTCAGAATAATCCAATGCAACACTTTCCCAATTTTCTCGCTTGAAAGGTATCAACTGGTAGATAGGTGTACCTGCTGGGATTAAACCTTTGAAACCTTTTTTGAAATATGTTGGAATATTACCCATAGGTGTGTGATGAAACAAATCAGCATCAATTATGCCTGTTAATGTCAAGAATGGTAAATGGTATTGGTTCAACGGATGTGTCACAATTACTGACCAGCCTTTAGGAAGTTTAGGCATCCAAGGAATACCCCAAGCGCATTCTAAAGACTCGAATCCTTCAATAGATAAATTTGCTTTATCGCGATGCTCTAAAAGTTTAGGTTGTGTTGAATAGTTGTAGGTGATGCCATACTCGTTATTGCCTATAAATAAATCACACCAAGTTTCTTGAACATAACCTGTTGTTAGCGCATCAAGGAAAGGCACACACGCTTTAAGCCCAACTTCTCTTATCTCACCATTCTGAAATATTGGATTCTCAAAATCTGGGGCTGGGATTCTTTTATACCAATCTGGAACATACTTTTTTGCAGGCTGAGGTGCAGGTACATGAAGTTTTGTTAAATAGTCTGACGGAATAAATTGTATTTGTTTCATATCTCCCTAAAAGTACTTTAATCTATTGCTCTGACACCAAAAAACATGAGGTCATTGTTTGGAATATTTCTTTCAATATGCCAAGAACCGAAATCTAATTCTTTTATGAAAGGTTTGAAAGTATCCTCATCCAACACATGAGAGCCATCTGTTCTGGTCATCACAACCATACAGCCACCTTTTTTGATTGATTCAAATATGTTTGCGAATGCTTTTCTCCAATCCAGATTACTTGGAAGATAACCTGTTGCTACAACAATGTCGTAATATAAATCTAAATTCTCGATATCTGAATCTTGTTTGAATTCTTTAATCTCATGAATTTTAGGATTATTGAAAAATGTTTCAACATTCTCGTTACTGAAAGAAAAGTTTACTTGTAGAACTTCTGTGTTATCGAAATAGTCTGGGCATAGTTCTTTAACCCTTGATAGAAAATTGTCTTCAATTGGATTCAGCATAGGTTTATCCTATCTTATGGGATAACTAATTAAAAGGCTATTTAGAAGATGTCGTCTTCGTCTGGTTCAATGCTTGTTTGGCATTCACTTGTGCAATCACCACATTGGTAGCACATTATTTTAATTCTTTAGGCATCTCTTTGTCAGAGTCTGCGTTAACTTTACGCCAAGCAGATTTGATTTTGTTTCTAACTGAAGCCATATCTTTTGAAGGAATCTGTACACGATTACCACGGAAACCTGAAGGACCAAGTGCAGCGACTGCTCGACCTATTTGTTGTCTTGTTTCTTTTTGTTCAGGTGAATCCCATAAGCGAAGTTACCATCATTTGCGCTTTGGACATTTCCATTTCGTCTTCTTCTTCCATGTCTTCTTCTTCTTCTTCGCCATCGACTTCTATTTCAATCTCAACACCATCTTGCATGGCTTTCTTTTTCTTCTTCTTACCACCCATAACAGAATCAACATGAACGGTATTCAATGTTGGAGATTCTTTAGAAACATCAACTGCTTTAGAAAGTGTAGACATTTTGTGACCAACGAAAGTGTCTGTTTCTTCGCCATCACGATAAATTTGTATTAAAACTGCTGGGTCATCAGGTTCTGCTTTAATCTTAAATTTTGAATCAGGAACACCGAGTGTGCCTTCACGCATAATGTGGGTTATTTTACCTCTTGCACGACCACCTGAAGAATTCCATGAAACCATGTCGCCTTGCTTAAATTTTGCTTTACCAACTTCTTCTGTTTCTTCTTTAGGAACAAATTCTTCATACTTTGGGAAAAGAATAGTTGAGGCATCGCCTGTGCGTTCACCTTTGGAGCGTTCAATGAATATACCCATAATGTTTTATTCTACCTTGTTTTTAGGCAACTACTGCGTTGTTAAGTAAACCGAAGTCTAAATCGTCTAATTCTAAATCAGGATACGCTTCGAATGGTTCTGGTAGAGGTGGAACAAAATCGTCAACTGGGATTTCACCTGATAACCATTGTGTTGGTCTTGTGTCTGTCGGTCTGATTCCAGAATTAACAGCGAGAACAATTGTGGCTTTGGTGTAGTTGCCGATTCGTACTTCTACTTCGTTTGAATCAATATTGTTTACTTTAAGAATTATTGCATGATGATATGTGTCGTCACGAAATATTCTTACTTCTTGACCTTCACGAATTGTTTTAGGCATTTACCCAAGCGATGCGTGGTCTCTTAGCACCTGCTGTATACGCTGGTGTTGTTGAAGCACTCTTTGGTACAGCAGAAATTTGTGCTTGACCTTTGAAATCATCTAAAGTTATGGCTGTTTGACTTGTTACAGTATTTACTCTTAAATAGGTAACATTACCTGTGGCGTTTTCATAGCGAACTGTGTCGCCAACACGAACTTTTTGAGACATGATGTCCTTTCGGAAGAAACTTTTACTATTTTACCTTAAATTTCCCAGATAGTTACAATAACGGAGGGAATACCCGGTCTGCTTGGATTTGATTGTTGCTGTTCAGCGTAAAGCCTCATATCGACATCTGCTGAATACCAATAAATTTCAATATATTCATCGGCTGTCATATTTGTAATAAAGTTCCACGCTGCAACCACTTTAGCGTTGTTTGTTGGCAGGGTTAAACGAGTATTTGAAAATGGTATCGCTGTTCCGTTTAGGGCAAAATAAATATCTATATCGTCAGCGTTAGAATCTGTTTTATCTACTTGTGCAGAAAATTGTATGTTGTATTGACCTTGTTGAGAGGTTGATAATTTGGTTTGGTCAACAATTGTCCATGCAGCATTACCAGCAATGTTTTCAAATTTCATTGCTACTGCTGCTGTTCCACCACCTGTGTTTGTTTGTGTTGCTGTGGAATATGCGCTTAAAAAATGTTTGTGATATGCCGATACTTGTTCTGTTCCATCATTGAAACGGATTAGATTATCAACGAAAAGTTTACCAACTGCTGCCTCACCTTTAGTGATGCGATTATTATTTGCCATCTATCCAGTCTACATGCGCCAAGGGTTAGATTGGGCAAAACTAACAGGAACTGTTGGTGCAATATCAGACAATTTCTTTGGGTCATAGATTGCAAGCAAAACTGCTTCAGCCCTATCAGGTGAATGAACACCACGCCGTTTCATATCTGCTTTTGATTCAATTTGGATACGACCAGACGAATCAGACTTAAAAGTTGGTCCTGCAAGTTGTGTCAATGTTTGTCTATCAATATCTAGTGAAACAGATTGTTTACCTTCTAAAGGTTGCATAAGTGTTCGACCATTCCACCAAAGTTCTGCGCGAACATTTCTAAATTTGCCTTCATCTTTGGCTCGTTCTGCAACATTTATTGGAACGATTTTTCCTTTATGTTTTCCTTCTTGTTCCCATTTTTGTAATAGTGATACAACACCCCAACCAACACCAATCGTATCTATTTTTACTCGTACTTTGTTTGTGTTTCCACGCTTCTCATGTTCTGCTTGTGCTTTATCTATTTCTTGTAAAATTACTTGTGCAACATCGACAGCGTTAGCGTTCTGTTTACCTGATGAGCGATGCACGATTGAACATTTGAAACCATCTGCTTTTGCGATAACGAATTCGTCTCCACCATCTGAAGCGATATCGACACCTAGTTTAATATCTTCAGAATTTAATGGTTCATCGTTTTGTGTAGCCATCTCAGCCCAAGTGAATGGAATAACTTTACCGACACTACTTCTTGGGAATCTTGCGTGAACTCTTGCTTCGATAAATGGTGAATCGTCACCAAATTCTGAAATAACATCATCAACCCAAGTCTTATCAACAAGATGTGATGCAACATCATGTGTTTCAATATGTGATGGGCAAGAATGACATGTTTGTGTTTTCTCGCCAGTAAAGTTTGGTGTATCAAATGCTGATATAGGAATAACATTGTATAAAGGTGATGAGCAGATTCTTTCGAACCATGTGTCTTCTAAATCTGTTGGAGGGTTACCTAAAACAAGAAGACGAGTGTGTCCACCTGTCATGAGTGATTCAAGTGCGCGACCTATCGTGTCACTAATACCACCTGCTTCATCAACTACAACTAGAAGATTAGGTGCGTGGATACCTTGAACGGCTGTCTCATCATGTGCTGCTGGACTGAAACCATAACCAACAACGATGTTATTTATTTTCCATTGAACCGTTAAAACATCACCCGGTAAATCATTCTGCGCAGCAAGTTGTCGAATGTTCTTCCACAAAATATTTCTAACCTGACGATGTGTGGTCGCTGTTGTTACTGCTATCGCTGTTCCCGGAGGGTGAACACTAATCCACCAAGCAACGGCTCTGGCTGCCAAATGGGACTTACCCGGGGCGTGACATGCTGGAACAACGGTTCTTTTGTTATCTCTAACAGATTCCAAAATTTGTACCTGTTTAGACCACAAAGACTCGCCTAGACCATCTTGTACGAACCCTACTGGGTCATGCTCAAATTTTGCCCATTTATTCGTTAATTCAGCCTCTAGCATCTGGTTGATGACGAAGCGTTCTTGGTCATTCAACTCAGCCATCAAAGCCATGCGTTCCTGTGGCTGAAGTTTAATTATTTCGTCAACGATACGAGTTTGCACGACTATTCACCTTTTCGTGCGTTGATAATCTTTGCTACCTTGTCTTCAATTTCTTGTGTAGATACTTCCAACTTGATTGGTTGACCTTCAGCCCCTGTGTGTTCCAATTGTTGTTTACGACCAAAAACTTGTTGTTGTGTTCTTTCTAGCCACCATGCTGCTGCTTGCCAAGTTCCGTGATGTGCAGACTTTTGGATGATAGCAACATTTCGTGAAACTGCTTCTGCTTTGGCTTTTTCTACTGCGTTGGAAAATTCCATAAAGATGGTTTCGTCAGGGTTTGGTTCGATTCCTGCATCAATTTTTTCTTGTTCTTTACGACCACGCTCTAGCCATGCGTATAGTGTTGATTTGTTTATTCCGACTGCTGCTGATGCGTGTTCAATGTAGTTTCCGAGTCGTAGGTTTTCTACGATTGCATCAGAGATTTCTTTTGATAGTTTCGTTGGTCTTCCAGACATAATATATAATTATACCCCTGTTGTGTACTCTTCGCATGCTTCTGTTGGCATCTTGAGTAAATCTGCAACATCTTGCCATTTGTTTATTTTGTTAGCCCAAATGTTTAACTCTTCACTTGTTTGTTTGAATTTGTATTCGCCAACTTTGACACCTGTTCTTCCGATTGCTTGATTGGATGGTTTACTTGAACCTCCTGAAAGTATGTCGGAGATGTCTTCTGCGTTGAATCCTGTTCCTTTTTTACCTGAAATGTAGATTAGATGATTCTTCAACTCTTGTTCATCATAAGTTGCTAAATCTGATGTTCTGTTGTCAACTAAAACTATTTTTAATTCTTGGTCAGGGTCAACATCTACCCAAGTGACAGCGATTTCGAACCAGCCAAGTTGTTTTGCTGCCTGATAGGTGTGATTGCCTGCCAAAATGTGTCCTGTTTGTTTATTAGCAACAATAGGTCTGTATTGTCCATGTGCTTCAAGTGATTCAACTATTGCACCAATGTCGCCTTCTCTAGGATTCGCTGGATAAGGTATTAGATTGTTAATTTGAACTGTTTCACATTGTGGTGCATTGTTCTCTGTCGCTGGATTCGTTGGCTGTTCTTGTCTCTTTGTTTCAGGTTGTGGTAGCCCAAGTCTTGCTCGCAATATTTTGATTGCTTTAGGTTTAGAATTCTCTGCTTCCCACACAAGTTGTTCTTTCCAAGCATCATATTCTGTTTTGTTGATTGTGAATCTCCATGCAGATACTTTGACTTCAGGGTCGTCTTGAAGTTTCGTTAAATCATCTTGTTTACTTGAATCCATAGGTTCAGCATCTTTGTCAATAATTTTTTCTAAAGCCTTCAAGTCACCTTCGTTGAATCCTGTGCCTTCAAAGTTTCCCTTGTAGGTTTCTAGGATTTGTTGGAGCATTGGTTCGTTGTAGTGTGCAAGGTCATTTAGTCTGTTATCTGCGAGCATGATTCGTCTTGCTTCTTCAGGGTCAGCATCAACATAAACAACTGAGATTTGTTTCCAACCTAAACGCTTGGCTGCCTTGTAAGTATGATTACCTGCCAAGATGTGATTGTTTTTCTTATTCACCACAATAGGTTTGAACTGTCCATGATATGCCAAAGAATCAGCGATGGCTTTAATATCGCCTCGTCTAGGATTCTGAGGATACGGAATTAACTCGGTTAAACGAACTTGTTGAGTGTTACCAACTTTAATCTTCGCTTCCAACTATGTTCTCCCTTTTAATTCTTCTAGCCTCAATTTTTTCAGGTTTGTATCCGTTTATGGTTCTACCTGTTTTCCTTGGTTTCCTTGGATTCTTTTTGAATGATTTACCATTAGGTCTATCAGTATTACGACCACTTGAACTTGGTTTCTTAGCCATTACTTGATTCTGTCCAAATCACCTTGTGACCTGTCAAATACTCGCAAAGTGTATGAACCTAAACCAAAAAAGTTTGCAACCTCTTTGTAAACCAAATCTGAATCCAACTCACCACAAGTGTATAAATCGAACTGCAACATGCCCGGTTGTTCTTCATCCCAAACATGCCAAGCAATATGTGAGGTTTCAATAAGCACACAAGATGTCATGCCCCTGTTTCCAACTGCTTCAACATAAACTGCTTGAGGTTCAATAAGTTTTTTCATACCTATCTTTTCCACCAATGAACTCATCCACTTTTTTACTACTTCTGGATTTGTTGGTGGTACATAAACTTCACCAAGAATAACTAGATGTAAATGATTCACACTCATTGTATTTTCTTCACCTTTGGTCG